CGCCGCGGTGCGAATATAGACAGGTATCTCAAGAGATACCTGACGATCTTCTTCATCTTCTTCTTCATGTGGTTGCCAAGCATTGCAATAGAATCCGCCGTTGACATAAGCATCCCATCTCTCGCAATACGCTTTTAGATTTTCTTTTTCGCCTTGAACATTTGTTTCGTCATAGAAGTAACAGTTCCCACAAGCACGACCTTCAGGAACATCTGGTGATAACGCTGGACGATAATTATCTGGCAACGCTCGTTCGCCACCAGGTTCCATATCTTCGGCGATTGACACCGCAACCATCTGATCAATAGCATCCTGTTTCGTTGTGTGACAGCCGATCACTTCACCGTCTTCTTTGATGGTTGCCCAACCAGAACAATCTGGTGACTTGTCTGTAATGAAGTAAGGCATCAGACCAACAATAATACTTCAGCGTCATCGTCAAGAATGCTGAATGTGATTATCGCTTCGGCTTGTGCGGTCATGCCACCAAGCGTGGCTGAGCAGACCGCATACCGTCGCTTCGGTCGGATGACAGGTATCTCAACTTCAGGTAGCGGTTCAATCTTCTTGCGTCGTGGTGCGGCATATTGTCGCCCGCCTGAAGGTGTCGGTTCTGGTGTCGGTTCTGGTGGAGTGTCGGTTGCGTCAGCGGTCGCAACTAGACCGCCGAGGTCAGCCGAAGCGATTGCGGACTTGTCAACTTTGGTTGTCGCTGATGCGTCAAGTCCGCCAAGATCGGCTGAAGCGATAACTGTCTTGCTGACTTTGGTTGTTGCTGATGCTTCGAGTGCGCCGAGGTCGGCTGACGCGGTCGCAGATTTTTTTGCTTTCGCTTGTGCTGATGCGTCGAGTGCGCCGAGGTCGGCTGACGCGGTCGCGAAGTGTGTAACGGTTGATGTCGCGATCGCAGACAGTGCGCCGAGTGTTGCTGTGCCGGTCGCAGTTGTGAGGAACTCTGCGCCGTCAAGAAGACCGTTGCCGTCAAGAACAGATGTGTCAAGAATGAACGGCGGACTGAATCCGTCAAGACCGAAGGTTGCGTCGTTCAGTTGGCTCGTGTCGAGCAGGAATCTTTTGACCGCCATCGCGGCCTACTAACTAGCGACTGTTAGAGATGCAGACAGATTGCCTGACGAGATTGTGTAAGTGTCACCAGCGGTGTACGGGTTCGCGGTGATATTGCCAGAGAACAAGAAGTTGCCTGCCGAGATATTGTCCCAAGCGGTGAAGTGTGAAGCGTCTTGCGAACCAGCAATGTTCGTCCACGAGATATCTGCATCCGAGTTGATCGCACCAGCTGTCGCCGCACCGAACGATGCCGCTTTGCGTGTCGTTTCGGTAGCAGGGTTCGCTGTACCTGCTGCACCTGGATCACCTGTATGAAGTTTGATGTACACCTGCGCAACCGCATAAGAAGTGTTATTTGCAAGCGCATCAAGCCATGAGTTGCAAAGATAAGCAGATAGACCGTGTGCCATTATTCTTCAACCCTTTCAGTGATTGTCAAGATACGACCATCAGCGTCACGCTCAACCGTGCGCACAGTCGGCTTGCTCTCAGGCACATTGACACGCACCACAGTCTCAGGAACATTGATGATCGGCGCAGCAACACTCACCTGTGCCGGCGGAACATTCACGACAACTTCAGGCATCGTCACATTCACATCGCGCTGGTTCACATCGTAGGACGGTGCAGGTTCGGTGACTTGTTGCAACAGCACAGGTGCAACACCCGTGTGTTTGATTGGATCAACATCGAGTGCCTTCAACACTGCGGCAGGTTCGAAGCCTGCGTTGATGAGACGCTGAGCCATCATTGTCTTGCGGTCAAGTTCTGTCAGTCCAGCCGCACCAAGATCAACATTGGCTAGAGGCACACGGTAAGTGTCGCCGCCTTCGGCAGGTCGCAGATCTTCGAATCGTCGCACATCGTTAATTGATAACCAGCCTGCTTGTAGTCCTGATGAATATCCTGAGACACGCGAACCGAAGTCGCCGCGCATCAATCCATCCAAGTTGAATCGCATGAACGCATTGTTGGTGAGAAGTTGACGAGAATACCCGTCCTCAATCTTCGTGACATACGGTCTGAGTGTGTGCATCACGAAGTGAATGCCATTCATTTCGACTGATGCGTATGCTTGCGCACCTGACTGGATCACACCAGCCATTGATGGTGGTACACGGAATGCGCGAAGAATCTCTTCAACTGCGAACTGTCGTGATTGCAAGAACTGTGAATCGTCCGGTGCGACGGAAGTTGTCGTGTACTTTGCTCCGCCGAACAGAATGCCTGGACGATGTGCGCGACGCAAACCTTTGTGACCTTCTTCAAATCCGTCCACAAGAGACTTCGCTTGTTCGCGGGTCAGGTTGCCTGGGAACTCGATGATGCCAGAAGTGTGCGAACCTTGACCGAAGAACCTTGCAGCAAACTCCTCAAGAGCCTTAGATAGTCCGAGGTTCTCCTTGACAAGTTCAATGCGTGAACGGCCACGCAGGTCGCCAGGTAGACGCAACTCGGACAGATGGATCATGTCTTCATGCTCGATCACATCACGATTATCAAACACATAAATAATTCGGCGTGACTCGTCGCGTTTCACTTCAACCTTCAAAGGATTCAACACCGTCAACCCTGCGACACCTTGGTTGTCACGAATGATTCTTGTGAACGAGTTACCGTTCAACAGCATCGAGACAATCACCTGTTGGAAGTGATCGGTGCGTGAGCAACCAATCTCAGGCATATCCAACCAGTCAGGTCGCGGACGGTAAGGACGGCGATCACCGTCAACACGGATGAAGGTATCGACCGGCAATGTTGAGATAGAGTCCGCGATTAGTCGAACACACGCATACACGGTTCCGATCTTGAGTGAATCTTCTTGCGTGACAACGGTGCCAGAGTTTGTTGTGAATTGGAATGAGTCACCCGCAGCGAACAGCGACTGATATGAGACAGCTCGTTCTTCGCCTCTTGGGTTGAACAGTCTTGACAACATCAGTTCTTATCCGCTTTCTTTGACCGCTCCCAAGCCAAGGTGAAGGCAAGCAGAGATACGCCCAAGAAGATTAGCCCAAGCGGGAGTGCAATGTAAAATATGCCGACCGCAATCAAGAACGCTGCGACCATCTCAAGAATCAGAATCATCATTTGTCCGCTCCTAAACATTGAAGAACCCTGGTTGCTGAACACTCTCGACTCTTCTCGTTGCCCGATCAACAGCCATAGCCAATGCTATCGCAGCATCAATCTTGCGTTTCGATTTACCCTTCGACAATCGCCAACCCATATCGGTTGACCGTTGCGCAGCCGACAACACCTGATCAGCAAACACAGGATTGCCATCATGCGCAATCTTCTGATTTACGATCATCTCGTACAGAGTTCCGCAAGCCGGCACCATACGCGCAGTCGACTGAGAGAACTCAACCATGATGAACCCTTCATCGGACATCGCTTCGGCTGAGCGTTGAAAGAACGCTGGGTCATAAGCGAACTCTTGAACCGTGAACTCGCGACCAAGTTCACGGATGTGTTGCTCGACTGCGGCCACATCCATCACACCACCATCAGGATGCCAGATCTTGGCACGAACAACAATCCGACCAGACTCCTGCGGTTGCGCGACCACGACCGCAATCGAGTCATGCTTCAATGCCATGTCAATGCCGACGAAGACAGGTATGTTCGGATCAAGTTCATCCTCACTACGACACAACTCCCAAGCACCCTTCGGCAACCACGACTCGCCATCTGTGCGAACCCATTGGCAAAGTCGATACCTGCGGTACGCGACCTCGGCTGTTTGCATCATCGAGATCTCCATGTCCTCGATGTCAAGAAGTCCTTCAGCCAAGTTTGGATTCGCAGCAAGCCAAGCATCACGATCCGACACATCACAATCCGCTGGTGCTTCCCACCACCAGAACCCGAACCGCTCATCAACCTGATCACCAGAGATGACCCGCTTGCCATAGTTGTACAGACTTCCGCACACCGTATCCAAGTCATAGCCTGCCGTTGTGATCGCAACAATGTTCGGATCTTTACGCGCACCAGAACCAAGTGTCAACGCATCCCAAAGTTCAGAGTTCGGTTGCACATGCAACTCATCAAACACAACTGTCGAAGGATTCAAACCCTGCTGAAGTTTCGCATCACTTGATAGCACTCGATAGATGGCACCGGTCGAAGGCACCTCAACAACATCGCGATACACCTTGCACACACCCGACAACGCAGGCGACTGACTGATCTGCCACTTCGCTTCGTTGAACACAACTCGTGCCTGCTGTCTGTCACCCGCCGCCGAATAAACCTCGGCACCAGGCTCACCTTCGATCAGACCGTAGAGTGCGATCACCGAACCGA